TCAGAGAATTTTACAAAAAATTCATTAAAAATATTTGGTTATGATTATTCAAATGAAAAATTAAAAGGAATAAGAGATTTATTTAAAAATATCAAAAAAGCATATTTTTATAGATTAAATTCTGGAAATAAGGCTACAAATGACCTTGCAACAGCAAAATGTAGTGGGGTTAGGGGTAATGACATAAAAATAGTTATAGCAAAAAATATTGATGAAGATAATAAATATGATGTAAGTACATATTTAGGAACAAAAGAAGTCGATGTTCAAACAGTTAAATCAGTAAATGAACTAGTAGATAATGACTATGTTACATTTAAAATACAAACTCTTGCTGTAACAGCAGGAAAAGCATTAGCTGGAGGAACAAATGGAGATGTAAGTGGAGAAGCACACCAAAAATTTTTAGATAAATTAGAATCATATGAAGTAAACGCTGTTGGCTGTACTGCTAAAGATGAATCAACTTCTAATTTATATGTTCAATATGCTAAAAGAATGAGAGATGAGCAAGGAATTAAATTCCAAGCGGTTGTATATAATAATGCAGCAAACTATGAAGGTGTTGTAAATGTTAAGAATACAACTGTTGAAGATGATTCAGCACTTGTTTATTGGGTTACAGGAGTAATTGCTGGTTGTGAAATAAATAGATCAAATACAAATAAAACATATGATGGAGAATATACAGTAAATGCTGATTATACACAAGCACAATTAGAAAATTCAATAGATAATGGAGAATTTATACTTCATAAAGTTGGAGATGAAGTTAGAGTGTTGGTAGATATAAATAGTTTAGTAGATATTACAAGTGAAAAAGGCGAAGAATTTAAATCTAATCAAACAATAAGAGTTCTAGATCAAATTGCTTCTGATGTAGCAAGTGTATTTAATTCTAAATATCTTGGAAAAATAGCAAACAATGAAGCCGGAAGAACATCACTTTGGGCTGATATAGTTGCTTTATTCAAAGATTATCAAACTTTACAAGCAATTGAAAATTTTGAAGATGAAGATATTAAAATTGGAAATGATAAAAAATCAGTAACAATTGAAACAAGTGTACAAGTAATAAATGCAATGGAAAAATTATATATGACCGTTGTTGTAGAATAAAAGAGAGCTTTTTAAGTTCTCTAATTTTTTTATAAGGAGGAATTTTAAATGGCAAATATTACAATGAATGCAAAAGATGCCGTTAGTGCAAAATTAGCAGAATGCTATGTTACTATTGAAGGCAGAAGATATTTACTAATGCAAGGTAAGGATTTTGAAGCAA